ATGGGGCGGCACGGCGATGGAGCGATCTACCTGGACAGGAGTCGTAACCGATACGCGTTCTCTATCGACCTGCCGCCCATCGCCTGGCGAGAGAACGGTCAACCGATTCGGCGTCGCAAGGTTCTGCGATTCAAGACTCGTCCCGAGGCCCGTGATGCGCTTCGGGAGCATCTCGACCAGAAGCGAAAGGCGGGCACTCTTGCGACCCGATCGCTGACTGTGCTGTCATGGTTCGACAAGTGGCTCAAGGTCTACGTCGTCCCGCACAAGCGCCCTCGGACCGCCGACACCTATCGAACGTACGTTGATCAGTACATCGTTCCCGCGCTCGGTCCAACGACTCGCCTTGAGAAGGTGACCGTGGACTCGATTCGAGCAATTGAAGGACGCATCCTCGCTCAGGGACTCTCGCCCACCACTGCAAGGAACGCGTATCACTACGCTGCGGCCTCGCTCGATGCGGCTATGCGCGAGGGCCACATCTACGCCAACCCCGCGCGGTCCATCGCGGCTCCACGAAAAGCACGGGCCAATCTCGATGTGCTGTCCCTTGAGGAAGCAATCGAGCTCCTCCGGCACCTTGCTACGCGAGAGGACGGCGCCATGTGGGCAACTTACCTCTTGACTGGCGCTCGTCGGGGCGAGGTCGTCGGACTAGAACCCGACCGGGTGGGGGACGTTCTTGACCTCTCCTGGCAGTTGCAGCGCCTCGCGTACAGTCACGGGTGTGGGGGTGGCTGTGGTCGCAAGCGCGCGGGAAACTGCCCGGACCGCCACCTCGAGGCTCCGGCCGACTATGAGGTGCGCCAAGTTCAGGGCGGGCTGTATCTGACTCGCCCGAAGTCCCACGCGGGCTGGCGAATCATCCCCTTGGTCGACCCGCTGCGGACGATCCTCAGCCGGTTCCCGGTTCCGGAAAACGAGTGGGGCCTGATGTTCCCCGGAGTCCACCAGAAATACGGATACGCGATTCCCCCCGACCCAGATCGAATCACGCACGAGTGGCCGAAGCTCCGCGACGAAGTCTTCGGGCCCGGCCGCCACGTGCGTCTGCATGATGTGCGCCACACGACAGTCGACCTGCTTTACCTGGCCGGCGTGCCCGAAGACCTGGTCAGCGAGATTGTCGGGCACTCGAACCGTGCCATGACACGTTCCTACAAGTCGAAGGGCAACCAGCCGCGCCTCATCGCGGCGATGGCTCAACTCTCCGAGCTGTTCATGCAGCCTGAGACAGAACGTACGCGCGAAATAGAGTCGTAGTCACGCCGAGTTCGGCGATGATCTTGCGCTCATCACGCGCCCACCCATACAGGTCGGCCAGTTCGTCCGGACAGATTAGATTCTGTGCGGCGAACCGGTCGGCCTGCTTTTCGTGTTTGGGCCTGTCGTCGGGGTGCTCGAGCACGGCGTGGCCGATCTCGTGTGAGAGGCTTGTCCGAAGTTCGTGCGCCCGCAGCCGGTCGCTGAGGATGATCTCTCCGTACTCGCGAAAGTAGATCCCGTTCGCGCTACGAAGTCGTCGCACGAACACTGGAATGCCGAGTGCGTCTGCGTGCTCCCACGGATCGTAGGCGCGCCCTCTAGGGAAGCTCGGGCTCGTCGTATCCAAGCTCCGGATCGCGGTTGGCTGCTTGTTCCCCTTCGAACGCATCCAACTCCTCCTCTGTCATCTCAGACGGACGCTTGCCGAGTGGCGGCGTCTTCTTCTGCCGGTGATTCTCGAGGCTAGCGGGAGGCTCGGACACGACTTGGGGCCCTTCGAGTCGGATGAGTTTCTCCATACCCTCCTCGACCGAACCGTCCGCGTAGTTCTTCAGGGCTTGCTCTGCGAGAGCAAGGGGAGTCGTGTTCAACGCGTCAGCGATGATGTTGAGCTCCTTGACGCTGTAGCTCCCGTCGCCGAGCGCGCGCCGGTCCACCGTCTTGACGGACACGCCGATCAGCTTGGCGATGAACGGGCGCCCGCCCTTTCGGCGAGCGGTGTCCGCGATCAGCGAACCCAGATGGGCGTCGAATGTGGTGGGCTGCTTCGGAGCTGGCATTCGTCAAGAATAACGCGTGGTTCGACAGATACGAGAATAAGTTGGTCGCTTGGGTTGCATTGGTCAAATCTGTCGGATAACCTGACATGCATGACGAACTTCAGGAGAAGGCAGCAGGTAGCTGTCGCTCACAACCAGAAGGCCACCAGCCTCGACGCGGCTCGCGCGCGATCGATCCTCAGCAATGAGGAGTCGTCGGCGCGCGACGCGTTGATCGCTGGTGGCCTTCTCCGATTCACGCCGAAAGAGGTCTTCGGATGAACGCGCCTGCACAGGAGAAGCTCGCGTACTCGGTGCGTGAACTGGCGGACGCCGCGGGGCTGTCCGACCAGCAGATCTACAACCACATCACTCGGGGGGACATCAGCGCTAAGCACTCGGGGACGAAGAAGATCATCCTCGCGGCCGAAGCCAGGAGATTTCTCGAGACCCTCCCCGACGAGGATGAGGGGCCTCTGTCATGACCGCCCTGGTCGTGAACGAAGTAGCCCCAGCAGTGCTGCAACACGCTGGGGCTGGAACTGATGGAGATCAGTACGCCCAGGGTACCGCAGTGACGGATGTTGCGCTTCTTGACTCGCTCCCGAAGGAGCAGCAGGAGCTTGCCGTGACGATGATGCTCGACCAGGGACGTCAGTGGCTAGTCCGAGCGCTCGAGGCCACGAACCCGACGCGAGAGGTGGCGGACTTCAAGGCGTTCGTGGCAACTGTTGCGGAGGCTGCGAAGCAGAAGAAGCTCTCCGAGGACATCCAGATCGATGCGGTGGAAATGGTTCGCCGTTCGGAGCGCGCGCTCGGTGTCGCGATCCGTAAGGGGCAGGACGCCGGAGAGATCACCACCAAGGGCAATCGCGAGAACTACGGCGGACCTCATCATCGACAAAGTCTCAACAAGACTTTGTCGTCCCCCACGGACTTCTTGCCTCATGGGAATGATCGCATGGCCACGTACGCGATGACTGACGACGTTACCGACGAGCAGTTCGAATCTGTCCTCGCCGAAGCGAAAGACGAGGGTAACCTCTCGCGTTCGAACGTCGTCCGCAAGATCAAGAACTTGCCATCTTTCTCGGAGGCGCAGTTGGAGAAGTGGCAGACAGTCGCGGACCTGGCGAACGATCGCCTGACTTCCGCACAGATTGCCAAGCGCGTCGGCATGACGGAGGACGGACTCCGTGCTGGGGCTCGCCGCAAGGGCATCACGTTCCCCGCCGATGAGGTTCTGGGGAAGACGAAGAGGATCAACGGCCTGGACGTGCTGGAGCGCATCGTCGCCAGCATCGAGGCCGACGAAAGCGTTCTCGGACTGATCGAGTTCGAGAGCATCACGCCGGAGCAGGCGGCTGAGTTGCTGCAACGACTCACCTCCCCCCTCCGTGCGATCAACCGAATGAAGAACCGACTGAAGGAGATCAGTGGTGAGTAACGCAACGGCAACCGTGACGCCCATCGACGCGGCCAAGAAGATCAAGCGTCAGGCGCAGCTCCGGACGATCCGCCTCGCCGACATCCGAATTTCGCCGGCCGCCCAGCGCGACGTGAACGCGGCACGCGTGAACAAGATCGTCGACTCGCTCGACATGGAGCGTCTCGGCACGCTCACGGTCTCGAGGAGAGATGGGTTCTACTGGCTCATCGACGGGCAGCACCGCTACACGGCCCTCAAGGAGTTCTTCGGGGAAGGGTTCGAGGAGTGGGAGGTCACCGCATGGACGTACTTCGACCTCACCGAAGACCAGGAGGCCGAGAAGTTCCTCCAGCACAACGAAGTCCTCGCGGTCTCCGCCTACGACCGATTCAAGGTCGGCGTCACGGCAGGCCGTCCCATCGAGACGGACGTTGATCGCATCGTCCGCTCGCTCGACCTCAAGGTCGCTCGAGCTCAGTCGCATGGCGCCATCTCTGCGGTGACCGCACTAACTTCCGCGTACAAGAAGCACGGCCCCCGTGGCCTTGTGGGCACTCTCTACGTGATTCGCGAATCCTTCGGCGACCGCGGCTTCGAGTCCGTCATCATCACGGGCCTGGCTCTGTTCCGTGGCCGCTACGACGGGCGGATCGAAGAGGAACGCCTGATCAAGAAGCTCAACGCGACTAGCGGCGGCGTGAAGGGCGTCCTCAACCGGGCTGCACTCATCCGCGAGAAGACCGGACAGCCCATCCCGACCTGTGTCGCCGCCGCCGTCACCGACATCTACAATGCCGGCCTCCGCGGCACGAACTCGCTCGGATCGTGGTGGAAGGACGCGGCGTGATTGACACCATTCCTCTCTGGTTCGCGATCGGTGGCGCCGTCTTCGCACTGGTCGGCTGGCTCGTTCTGGAGTTCCGAGCGTCGGCCCGGTATTGGGCTGAGCGTGACGCGGCCGATCCGGTCGTGGTGACTGGTTCTGGTGTTCGTCGCGATAGTCGTCCGTACGCATGCACGAGCGTGGAGGTGCGGTGATGTCTCAGTTCGCTTCGACCCTGTACCCGCAGACCAACCCCACCAACCCAGTGCTGCTTGCCCTGCGTTCCATCTACATCGATGACCACGTTCCCTTTCGTATCAAGTTGAGTGATCTGGCCGCGGACTGGCTCGACCTCCTCGACCGCGACCCGGCCATGATCGACAGCTCCAACTGGGGCGATCTGGCCAACGTCGTCAGGTTCACGCAGATCGATCATGCCCGCAAAGTTCTAATCCGTCTGGCGAACTCCACCGGCTGATCCCCGTTACAGGTTCCGGCTCTACTCCCGTCGCTGGGGGTAGCGCTACTTGTCGCGCTCTGACGCGGCCTCAACTGAACAGAACTCGCAGGAGTAACAGCCCGGACATGCCCGTATTGGGGGTCGCCGGGATCGCCTTGGGTACGCGCCCCGGCTACGAGAACTGCGAACGGAACGTCACCGGACACCGCACCCCACCATCGTGGGGTCAACCACGGCGGCGTGAACCCCTGCAAGCGACCCTTTGGTGCGGCTGGCTGGGCGTCGTGCTGGAGCGGGCGACGTAGGGCTTAGGGGTCGAAGGAAAGGAAACGCCAATAGGCGTACAAGATTCGACAGTTCGCCGCCATGCAACACGGGCGGAACCAGCCGCGAAGGGTCAAGCGGATGGCACGGGGTTAGTCGCCGTGAACCAGAGCCACAGGGTAAGTGGCTGCGCAGAGCCATGAGGGGTTGTCCAGGTTCGAATCCTGGCTGCGCACGGAAAGGAGCCGAAAATGGCACGAGGGAAGAACAGCGCGGCAGCGAGTGGCAGGGCGGCCGCGAGGGTTTCAGAAGCTGAAGATCAGCGGCGGGCGGCGGTGATTCGAGCGAATGCCCTTGAACGTGTCGTCGCATCACGCGACTCGGAGATAGCGGCGCTCAAGGACGCTCTCGCCCGATCCCGCGAGGAGCACACAAGGCTTGGCACATACACCGAAGCAGATGTGGCCATGATTCGATCCGAAGCCCGCGCCACGCACCGCAAAGCCGTGCGGGCTGGCTTTGAGTTTCTGGACGCTCACGGTGTTGATCGGTTCATCCCGATCGGACGGATGGCAGAGATGTCGGAGGCTTTCGACTGCGAGCCATCAGACATCCTCGGAGACAGCGCGAAGAGCCGAAATTCAAAGCGTATGACCACCTCGAAGATTCGCCTCTATGACGAGGCGCTGCGTCAAGGTCGCGAGATATGAGGTTCGCGAGGGACCACGAACTGACCGATAACCAGACCGGGAAGGTCGATCCGGACTACATGGCGGAGGTTGAGGCGCAGACGGCCAAGCGAGACGTCGCATACCGGCGCGCTCAACGCGCTTTGGAAGCCGCTCGTGCGCGACATGAGCGAGCCGAGCGATCTGTGGCGGGTCATTCGGGCCGGCGTCAGCACGCCGAGCGGGTCAAGCGTGCGTGGGAGCTTGTGGAAGAACGGTTACGGGAGCTTCGAGTCTTGGAATCTCTCATGACTGAGGTTCCGGCTTCTCGGAACCATCGCGGCTCTCATCAGCCGAAACATCGCTCATGAACACCCGGCTCGTGCGTGCGCTCGCAGATCGGCGCACGGGCACTCGGGGATCGGTTTCTTGAGTCGCGCGACGGGCGGGGTGCCTGTCGAGACTCCCGATACCCCCTTGGGGCTGGTGCATCACACACCAGCCCCTCTCTCTTCCCACGAAAGGAAATCCGTCATGCCGAAGCGTCTGCACATCTACACGACCGAGGACGTGCTCAAGTCCGTGAAGCAAGGCGTCGAGGTGACCGCGAACTGCGGCCTCCGAAAGACGCTCACAGCGGCTGACATCGACGAAGCTGCTACGTCCACACGGAAGCCGTGCCGCAAGTGCACCGATGTAGTTGCGGAGATGGCGAAGGGCCAGGACGTGACTCTCGTTCGGCGGGAGGGGTGGGAAGCGCTGAAGAAGCGCGAAACCACCTACACCGTCAAGCTCAAGGCCACCGCCCACGGCTACACGTTCGAGTGGCCGCTCGCTGGCTGACAAAAGGCTTCCCACTCCTGGGGGTGTGGGAAACCGGCATGTGGGGTGCCGGACTAGTGCAGGGCCGGGCGATCTGGGGATCAGCCCGGCCCTCACCCATTCAACGACGAAGGAGATCGAACATGACTGTCATCGAAGAAGCCCGCGCCGCACTCGACGTCGACCCGGTGCGGTTGACGAGAGTCGCACGCAAGCACGGGATCAACACCCAGGAAGCCGCCGAGAAGATCGCATGGCGGCGCTCCGTTCTCGACAAGGGCGGGAAGGCCGCGGCGCACATGGCGTCCGTCATCCTCGGGCGCACGTTCAAGGGGCAGGGGCGTTGATGCTTCTGCAGATCGCATTGTGGGCGTCGGCTGCGTGGCTGGCTTTCGGCGCCTTCGCGACCATCGGTTCCATCGGCAAGACGCGCAAGCCGACTACCTCGGGCGTCGCCATCACAGTCGTCATCATTTCGACGATCATGATCGGCGCGATCGTTACCGCCGCGATTTCGCTGGCGTAGAAGCCCGCCCGTGCGTGCGCTCACAGATCGGCGCACGGGCACAAGCCGAGCTGACGGCGCTTCGCGGGTAGCTTCCGCGGGGCAATCAGCGGCCTGGGTTGGTTGGCAACGACTGTCCGGACAGATGATGCGGGTTCAAGTCCCGCCCAGGCGCGCGGGGGATCGGTTCTGAGTGGTCACGCGGGCTGGAATCCGTGTGCGACTCCCGAGAGACCCCCAGGGGCTGGTGGAACTCATAATCCCGCCAGCCCCTTTCTCTTCCCACTCCTGGGGGTGTGGGAGCACGGCATGTGGGGTGCCGGACCAGTGCAGGGCCGGGCGATCTGGGGATCAGCCCGGCCCTCACCTGTACCTAGACGTCGAACGAAGGAGATCGGTCATGCGCACTTTCAAGGTGACGAAGACCCGCGCTGGGAAGCCGAAGCTGACCCTCTACGAGAACGGTGTGGTCGTGATGTCCAAGCCGGTCTCGAGCATCGTCAACGGCAACCGCATCGGAAAGCTCTGGGCCGAATCCGATGTCTGAGCGCAGACCAAACCCGGCCGTCAGAGACACGTGTGGATCGTGCCTCGGTTGGGGCTTCCACACGGTCCGCAAGGGGACCGACTACCAGGACGAAATCGAATGCCTCGAGTGCAACGGCACAGGGGTGCGAACGAAGGAGACGAACTGATGGCAAAGGTGGACATCTACCTCAAGGGCGGAGCCATGATCCCACTTGACGTAGAGGACTTCACAATGACCCTCTCGGCGACGGGTGAGCCGTACCGGGTGAAGTGGAAGAACGGCAAGAGCAAGCCGATCTACATCGGACCGGTAGAGATCGCGGCGGTGATCGAGCGATGACCACGAACAGCATCCCTCCTGTCCTGGTGGAGCGTGCCGACACCAGACCCATCCGCCTCGTCCCCCTGCGCGACACCCGCGCATGGGCGGCGTTCACTGCCATCTCATCCGGGATCGCTGGTGCCCTCGCTGGCGGGTGGTTCGTCTACGGGCTCGTGCTCCTCAATGGGGGACCCTGACTGCCCGAAGTGCGCACACCCGACACCGGGCCAGCCGCCCCACAACCCCTCGCTGGCGTGCACACGTCGGCCCATCATCGTCCCCCATTGCGCCTGCACGGCCTGCTTTGGGTGAAAGGAACCAGACATGAAAGACCGTTGGAGAGTCGTTCACGGAGCATATGGGGCGTGGCGAGTGATGCACGGCGAAACCCGCATCGCTGTCTTCACCGCATGGCATCGCGCCTACGAGTACGCCCGTGAACAGGCCACGTTCGAGAACCTCAACATCGTCAGTCTCGAGATCTGCTCATGACGCGCCAGCTCTGCCTTGACCGCGACGAAGTGGTCATCACCCACAACCCGACCGTGTGGATGGTCTGCCCCCACACGTACTGGAAGGACCAGACATGACCGAGCGAATCGACCACGCCGCGTTGGCGCTCACCCTGCGCAACAACATCCGGCCGGACGAGATGGCGGACGACGATACCGCCAACTGGTTGGCGATGGCTCAGGTGCACGCGACTCTTGCTCTCGTTGAACAGCAGCGCATCGCGAACCTGATTGAGATCGCCCGCTTCGACCACCACGCCGGGGGCGACACCCGGCTGTACACGACACTCGATGCATCGGGGAAGTGGCGCAACGAAGCCGCTGAAGCTTTGGGGCTGTCGTGACGGACTACAACGGCTTGGTCTACGACCTATCTGACGAGTCGTACCACTCGCAACAGGGGCTATCGAGCACGGGGGCGCGTCGGCTGCTCCCCGAGTTCGATGGCTCTCCGGCACGGTTCCGATATGAACAGCTGCACCCGCGGGAGACGCAAGCGTTCGACTATGGGCGTGCGGCGCACGCGAAAGTCCTCGGTGTGGGTGCACCGATCGTCATCTACCCGGACGAGCACCTCACCCCGAGCGGGAACCCATCCACGAAGGCGGCGACCCTTGCATGGGAGGCGGAGCAACGCGCCGAAGGTCTCACGCCGGTGTCTCAGCAGGACGCAGCAGGGATCGATGCCCTCGCCGAAGCCGTGCTTGCCAATCCGAGCGCCCGTGCCTTCCTGGAACTGCCAGGCGCTCGAGAGGTCTCGGTGTTCTCGGACGTGGACGGGGTTGCAACGCGCTGCCGGTTCGATGCGCTCACTGAAGAGACGCCGCAGGGAGTGTTCGGGATCGACCTCAAGACGTCACGGAAGGCCGTCAACAAGGAACGGTTCGCCCGTGACGTCATCGACCTCGGGTACCACGTTCAGCAGGAGTTCTACAGAGACACGTACAGGGCTGCTACAGGCGCAGAGATCACGTTCGTGTTCATCGCCGTGGAGAAGGCCGCCCCGCATCTTGTGGCGGTGCACCAGCTGAACCACGCCTACCAGCTCATGGGACGCACTCTCGCCCGGGAGGCAAGGCGCATCTACGCCGAGAGCACTCGCACGAACCAGTGGCCCGGATACCCCGACGACGTGCAACTCGTCGTCCCTCCGGTCTGGGCTGAGATGCAACACGAAGAGAGATACGGATGACCATTCAACTACCCGAAGACAACACCAAGTCTCGGTTGCAACGCGCGTCGAAATCAGAGGGCGACGACTTCGTGAGTGCCGAGTCGCGGATCGAGGCGTTCTGGGAGAGATTCCCCGAGGGGAGCATCCTCCCGGAGGTCGAAGAGAAGACCATCGATGACTTTCAGAACCCGCCCTACCGCGTATTCACTGTTCGGGCCTACATCCGAAAGAACGCCCAGTCGGAACGTCCAGACTCTGTAGCCCATGCCACCCGCGGCGAAGACGATGCCGATGCCCTGGTCGCGCAGTTCCCGCAGGAGACAGCAGAGACGGCCGCGATCTCTCGCGCGATCCGCAACCTCGGCATACTCGCGACGAAGACGGCGCCGGCCAAGATCCGCGAACCGCAGACCGACGAACAGATCGGGACCGACGTCGCCACCGCACGCGAACGTGCAGGTCTCTCGCAGAAGGAGCTCGCAGCTGCGATGACGGATCGCGGGTTCAAGTGGGCGCAGGCCACCGTCTCCCAGATCGAGAAGGGCGAACGCCCGTTGCGGCTCAGTGAAGCCGACCACCTGGCCGAGCTCATCAGGTTCCGGACGTGAGCGCGATACCCGCGAAGATCCGTGCAGCAGTGCACGAGCGGGCGCAGGGCAGATGCGAGGGGTGCGGGAAGATCGCACCCCTCGAACTGCATCACCGGAAGTACCGGTCCCGTGGCGGCAAGCACACCCTGGCGAATCTCGTCGCACTGTGCGGATGGGGGAACCACACCGGCTGCCACGGTCTCGCTCACGGACCTAACCCACCCCAAGGGTGGTCGCTCCCATCCGGGCGTTGCGACCCCGCCGAAGAACTGTTCCTGCACCACTGGGGACTCATCTACCTAAAGGACTGACCATGAGAATCCTGACTGTTCGCCAGCCCTGGGCTTGGGCGATCATCCACGGCGGCAAGAACATCGAGAACCGCGTCCGGAACATTGCTGGTACTTATCGCGGCCCGGTCGCGATCCATGTCGCGAAGACCATTGCCAAGATCGATTACGCGTCGTACCTGCATGTGGAAAGCCGCGGCTACGACGCCAAGGTGGAGCAGCATCTCGGGGAGATCGTTGGCGTAGTCGATCTCACTGATGTGCACAGCGCATCCGTGATCGGCGGGTGCGGGCGAGTGCAGCACGACTGCGACGAGCACCCGAACGGATGCCGCCACCACTGCTCACCGTGGGCGATGGGACCTGCGCCAGAGGGCTGGTATCAGCACCTTGTGTTCGAGAACCCGCGGGCGCTCGACGAGCCGATCCCGTTCAAGGGTACGCTCGGCCTCCGCCGTCTGGACGACGACATGATCGCTCGCATCAACCGGGCGTTGCCATGACTCCCGGTCATGTGTTTCCAGCCCGCTACGACGGCACCTGTGCCGCGGAATGCGGTCACCGCATCCACCCCGGAGATCCCGTGAGATACGACGATGACGACCAGCTGAGGCATGACCAGTGCACCCCGAAGCGGTCCAAGTTCGACATCGGACCCCGTGAGGTCGTCTGCCCGGACTGCTTCTGCATCAGGCCATGCCGATGCCTCGACTGAGAGAGGTGAAACGTGCCTTGGTTCAAGGTAGATGACCAGTTCTGGTCGCATCCGAAGGTCGTCGAGCTGTCCGCCGAGGCGGTGGCCCTCTGGGTGCGTGCCGGCTCATACGCCGCGCAGCACCTGACGGACGGGGTGGTGACGTACGGGATCATCCGCATGCTTGCCGCCGACCGGGACGCAGCCACGGAGCTCACGAACGCGGGGCTGTGGGACCAGCAAGACAACCGCACATGGTTGTTCCACGACTGGGATGACTACCAGCCCGACGCGGTTGTCTCGAAGGAACGAAGACAGAAGAAACAGGACGCGTCAGCGCTCGGGAATCACGACCGTTGGCACGTAGCCAGAGGAATTCAGGTCGAGGGGTGCTCGCACTGCATCGCAGGTGCGATCCCACCTGCGATCCCTTCTGCGATTCCCGGGGGATTCCCCCCGTCCCCGTCCCCGTCCCCGGACTCTACTCACCTTTCAGAGAGTCAGTCACGAGATACACGCGCGAGCGTCAGGACGGACGAGCAATCTGCTGAGCCATACAAGAGCGTTCTCGCTTCCCAGTACGGGATCGATGTCGCACGGGTGCGAAAGCACCTGGACGACAAGCTCGGCCTGATGCTCGAGCCACCCGACGTCGTGAACGTATCGATGTGGATCCTGAACAAGATCCCGCAACCACCTCGAGCACCTACGAGCTACATCATCGGGTCGATCACGAAGTCGCCCGCCGAGGTGCAGCAGTACATCCACGAATCAGCGCTCACCTGACCGCTGACCAATCGCAGGCCACCACCCACACCGGGCTGGTGGCCTTTCCCATTGACGGAGGAAGACATGCCATCAACACCAGGACGACCAACCGACTGGGGACTCTCAGACGAATGGTTCACAGATTTCATCACCGACCTCCAGAACTCACCCACACGACGGCGACGACTTCACCGGGAACGCATCATCGCCCTCCCCGTGAAACACACCCTCGCCGTCACCTTCCAAGAGAAGACCGAACAGTTACGGCGATACCTCGCCGGCGAACGAGAGAAGGACATCGCATGAACGCCGATGTGATCACGAACCTCGACTACCCCCACGGCACGGTCGAGGGCTTCCAGGGCGGTTGCAACACTGCTCACTGTCCTGCCGAGGTGTCCTGCCGCACCGTCCACACCCGCTACGTCGGCGACTGGGCGTTCAGGAGACAGGTCAACGCAGGGCAGACTCCTGCCGAGATCGTCGCCGCCGAAGAGGAACAGGCACGGGAAGCCGCACGCGCCGATCTGGCAGCCAAACGAGCCCGCCCAGGTGTACGCGCCGGGGCAAGCCGAGAAGACCGCCGTGCAGCCGCAAACAGGGCACGCTCAGACGGCCTCGCACTCATCCCACGCCACACCCTCCGCGAACTCCTCAACCAGGGACTCACAGACCGGGAAATCGCAACCAAGCTCGGCCTCAACCGCCGCCAAGTCACCGGTTCCCGGAACAACGCCGGATACGAACGCAACCCCGACCGCAACCGGCGCCCAACACCCACCCCAGCCCCCGCAACCACGGGGGCTTCTTCATTTCAGGAGGAGTGATGAGCCCGCTACAAGATCAACGCGCGCTGGCATGGCGTCCCATCTTCGTCCAGAACTGTCTCCCATTCGCCGATCGCTCGTACGCCGAGCGTCCCGATGATGGGGCCGACGAACTCAACGCCACCCACCCAAGGCGTTTCGCGGGCACCAGGGACGGTGATTCGGTAGCCGGATTTCTCTTCACGGACTTCGACGTATGCCATGCCCGCACCCTATCGGTGGAGCAGCGATGAGCGCATTGCGGATCGGCTCCCTGTTCTCCGGTATCGGCGGTCTGGATCTTGCCGTGGAGGCGTTCTTCGGCGGTGAGACGGTGTGGCACTGCGAGTGGGAAGCGGAGCCGTCGAAGGTGCTCGCCTCGCGCTGGCCGGGTGTCCCGAACTTCGGTGATGTGACCGCCGTGGACTGGTCCACCGTCGAACCGGTGGACATCATCTGCGGCGGGTTCCCCTGCCAAGACCTCAGCCTCGCCGGCAGGAGATCCGGGATGCGTCCCGGCACTCGTTCCGGGCTGTGGGCCGACTTCCTCCGGGCCATCAATGCCCTGAAACCGAAAGTGGTGGTGATTGAGAATGTCCGAGGACTTCTCTCCGGGTGTGCAGAGTCAGCATCCGATAGCGAGCTGGGACTCTGCCCGAGATGTGTGGATCCCGATGGAGGGGCCAGCCATACTCCCAATGTTCGAGCACTTGGCCGTGTACTCGGAGACCTTTCCGCCCTCGGGTTCGATGCGGAATGGCATGGTCTTCTCGCGTCCGACGTCGGTGCCCCTCATGGGCGGTTCCGTGTCTTCGTTCTTGCCTACGCCCGCGGCGTACGACTCGGATCAGGGTGGGACTCAATCTCCGGAGAAGCGGCGAGCGGGCGGGCATCAACCGTCTCTGGCGGACGTGCTGACGCACCTCTGAAACTGCTCCCGACCCCGATCGTTTCGGACGGCACGGGCGGGAGCAAGAACATCGCGAATTCGGACTTCTCACCACAGGTCCGGGACATCGCGAAACTGCTTCCGACGCCTCGTGCGTCACGCGGAGCATCTGGGACGGAAACGATGTACGCGCTCGGAGCCGAACGCGACGACGAAGGCGACCGTCAAGGGAACGTCGTCGGAGAGACGCAGTGGGGCGAGTACGAACCTGTCGTGCGGCGATGGGAAGCCATCACACGCCCTGCACCCGCCCCAACTCTCGCTGACGGGAAGAACGGGAACCACCGCCTCGCGGCCGTCTTCCCGGAATGGATGATGGGCTACCGCGCCGGATGGGTCACCGATGTCATCGGACGGAACCCGGCCATCAAGGCGTGTGGGAACGGGGTCGTACCCCAGCAGGCGCACGCGGCTCTCGGCGTCGTATGGCCGCGCGTGCGCGCGGCGGTGGCGTCATGACCTGGATTCTCGAGCTCCCCTACACCCGCCCACCCAAGGGGCTGTCAGCCAACTATCGAGGCCACTGGGCACCGAAAGCGAAGTCCACCGCAGAGGTACGCGCGCTCGTCGTCGCCCTTGCCCGCAAGGCCCGCATCCCGACCATGGGTCGCATGCAGGTGGAACTGGTGTGGGTGGTGACGGACAACCGGAAACGGGATGCCGACAACGTGTTCCCGCTCCTAAAAGCCGCCGCTGATGGTCTCGCATCCGACAGGGGAGTGTCTGCACACCTGGTCCCGGATGACAGCCCCGAATGGTGCGTGAAGATCGCACCCCGCATCGAGAAACGAGAAGGCGCGACGGCTCACTTCGAGCTGATCGTCACCGACATCACTCACCGGCCCGAAAGGGTCGACCAACTCACGAAGGAAAGACTCACATGAGCACCCAGAACTACCACCACGTCGAACTCAAGATCGAAGGCGGCGAGCTGCACCACGGGTTCACCTGCACCGCACCCGAAGATGCCCCGTGCCGGCGCCGACCGAAGGACCACGAACAGCGCGAATCGTGGAGCCGCGACGAATCGACCGAGATCGGGTTCCCGTGCTGGGCCGTCGACTGGGTGGACGCCGTTGGCATCGAGGACGCCATCATCGGCTACCCCGATCAAGTCCTCGCAAGAGTCCCGGTCACGATCAGCTACGAGGAATGCGTGAGCATCGAGCCGATCACCCCAGCGCTGTCCGGACCCGAGCTCGCCGAGGTCACCCGTTTCGGCATCCACGAAGAAGACCAGAAGGACGAACAGTGACCGAGCAGACCGGCAACAACAAGCCAAACGAGGCCGAGGGTTTGGCCTTCCCCCTCTCCGGCAACAAGAAGCTGATCGAGGAAGAGGGGCGCATGCGCATCTGGGTGAACTCGGACACGGGAATGAGCCGAGGGAAGTACGCTGCCGCGGCTGTGCATGCCGCCCTCACAGCGGCAGGGGTTCACCCGGGCGTGCCAGTGATTGTGCTCGGCGGTCAGCGCGATCACATCGAGCGCATGCGAACTGTGATCCGGGATGCCGGACGCACGGAGGTCGAACCGGGCACGACGACGGCGGGGACGGACTACGTGTTCGAGAAGGCTCTCACCCCTACCGACGACGAGCGGAAGATGCAGGACGTTGCAGCGAGGATGTGCGGATGCGGTTCGTGCAAGGAGTGGCTGGCGGAGTCTGTCCGCCGCGCCTCCGAGGTACCGGAGCCGAGCGCCGAGGGCTATGCAGAGTTCGAGGACTGGGAGCAGGAGATGTTCCGCCACCAGCCCGTGCTCTCGATGCGTGATGGCTCGATTGCCGGGTGCCAGTGCCTTGATCGGGTGTTCGTGAAGGGCCGTGAGGACTGGGGTACGCACCTCGCGACCATCATCACCTCGCGTCTCACTGCGGAGCCACAGGGCGAACCGTCCAATCGGGTCATCGTCATGTGCGCGCGGTGCGGACTATTCCCGGTCGTCGCGGGGGACGAGATCAGCAGCGATATCGTGGTTTGTGATCGGTGCGCATTCGCGGAAGGTCGCGAGTCGGTGCATGGCGAACCATCCGGCGCGGAATTGCTGGCGGCGCTGTACGCCTACGAAGCGAAGGCGAGAGAGCAAGACAACTTCCCGGCAATGGCCGCACCCCGCGACCTGACGTGGTTCTCTGGTGCATCGGTGGAACGTATGCGTGCCGCTCTGCGTGCTGCTGGGGCAACTCATGACTGAACAGTGGCGGGAGATCCCAGGCTATGAGGGTCGCTACGAAGTCAGCGACCAGGGGCGGGTCCGTTCCATGGATCGGACGGTCGTCGCTTCGAGCGGTGCGGTGCGTCGGCTTCCCGGCCGGATGCTTACCCCGTACAAGCAGCGGTACTGGCTCGTCTCGCTCGCGGCGACGGCAGACCGACCGCCACGTCATCCGCGTGTGCACATTCTGGTGCTCGAAGCGTTCGTGGGTCCTCGACCTGATGGGCTCATGGGTCGCCACCTCGACGACGACACCGACAACAACGCCCTGCCGAACCTCGCATGGGGCACGAACAGCGACAACATGCTCGACGCCGTGCGCAACGGCACACACCGCGAGGCGCGGAAGACGCACTGCATCCGCGGTCATGAGTTCGACGGCGCGCGGGACGGTCAGCGACGGTGCTCGAAGTGCCGTCGCCTCACAGAGAACGTGGCAAGGGCACGCAAGCGCGGTGTCGTCGCACAGGAAGGAGAGAGCCGATGAGCGACACAGCTTGGGAACCGCACTACCGCTGGTGGGTGTGCCAGAAGAACGCCGGTGCCGGGTGGACAGTCGTCCGCAAGTGCCGGTGGAGGTTCGTCGCACGCACGGTTGCGCGCAGCAATACACGGCAAGGGTTCCGGATGAAGGTCGAGGACCGGGGATGAGCGAGTACACACCGACCACAGCGGAGATCGTCAACGCGTGGCGCTACTTCCGAACCGAGAACCGCGACTTCGACGGGGATGCCGAGGCCGAGGTGCGTTTCTGGCTGGCTGCTCATGATGCCGAGGTGCGGAAGAGCGTCGACCCAGAGATGGCGATGCCGTGCGCGGATACGAAGCCGCACTCCGCTCACGTCTGGCAGATGAGCGCCACGGGGTTCTGCCTGTGTGCTGGTGTCGTAACCGAGGAACCGGAATGGGAGTACGGGGTCACGACAAAGCGTGGAATGCACGAGCATCCGTACCTCGATGGTGCCGAGCGATATGCCGCCGCGGTCCGGGACGAGATCGAGCACGGTCGCGCATCGGGTGATCTCACGCATTACGGGCGCGTGATGAAGCGCACGAAGGCGAAGGCTGGCCCGTGGGTGCCGGTGAAGCAGGAAGGAGCGGAGACCGATGGCTGACATCCTCAGCCCCGACTGCAGGGACGGGAAGTGCGCCGCCTGTACGGGCGACGCCTGGAATAACACCACCGACCGACCATGTGCCTGTGAGTGCGCATGCCACGACATGAAGGAGGAAACGTGAGCGATCACGCGAATGTCGGCTACCTCACATGGGAAGAGTTCGACCGGTTCCAGAAAGCCGTGCACAACTCACAGAAAGTCGTCCCATGGTTCCGCGTCGCCGGGTACATCAAGGGCGGAGTCGAGGAAGTGCGCGCCCCGTCATCGAACCACCCAGTCGGCATTCCGCCGACGTGGCTCGCGGCCGAAGAGATCACCAGGCTCTCCCGCGAGCTCCGATACTGGGCGAACCTCGAAGACATCGCCAACGACGACATCGGCGCCATGACCGCACGAGACTTCACCCGCGAGGTCGAAACCGCGATGGCACGCTGGCCGATCGAGGACAAGCCCCGGAAGGTCCGCCACGTTCGCTGCCAAGGCTGCGCCGGCGAGACCATCCGCTACACACCACCCGTAGGCATCTGGCAGCCCGTCAAGATCGCGTGCACCGAATGCGCACGCACCTACACCGAGGACGAGTTCAAGACCCTCGTCGAACTCGTCAACGCCGAGATCAAACGAACGGAGGAAGCCATTGGGCGCACTAGACGACTGGGTGCAGCTTGACGAAGCCACCACAATCACCGGCAGATCCACCCACACCATCTACCGGTGGGCCAGAGAAGGAACCGTCCGCACCGTCAGACCCGGTGACGTCATCTGGTACAACATCCGAGACCTCCGAAACGCATCCAAGAAAACACCGGGACGCCCACGAAAGTAATCTGCAAAACCTGCTACAGTAGCCGCGAGGCTCAAGAACTATGTTCCCAGCCCACCACTAGCCGCCACTCACGCGAGGGCGGCTTTCTTCGTACTCCCGGTCAGCTCAGTGAACACTCCTGGCGAGCATCGGTGAGAAGCCGCTAGGCAAAGCGGCGCCAGGCCCGTGTTCAAGGGCCGCCAACTCCACACGCCCGAGCCAGTTCGGCTGCGGCGGGCACATTCCGGGGTAGCTCAGCGGCAGAGCAATCGACTGTTAATCGATCGGCCGCAGGTTCGAATCCTGCCCCCGGAGCACACATCCTTTCCTTCGACTCCACCCCACCAAACACGGGGAAGCGATCGGCGTAATCGAATAGCCAATACGGCTATTAATCCCATCTCATGCAGGGAGCGGGAATGAAACTCACGCTCGGCATCATCGCTGGCATCAGCCTCTCGATCCTTGCCCACATCATCTGGAAACCCGCCCTCGGATGGGCGCTCTCGAGAGGCGACTGATGCGCGAGGGATGCTCCTGCAACGCCTGGGTGCGCGGCACCACACGCCAAGTCCTCCGGTGGCGGACCGAGCATCGCTGTCCCGACCGGCCCGAACCCGAGGGTGCAGACCACATCAACACTGGCGCCTACATCGAGAACTCTGCACGCCGCGAGTACGACGGCATGGAAGCACGCATCGGATTCCAGAGGGAGAACTGATGAGCGAACTCTGGTCGTGGGCGCTGACGCTCGTCGGCGTTGCATGCTTCTGGTTGGCCGGACGCAAAGTCTGGTGGGCGTGGTACGTCGGGCTGGCGGGTCAGATCACGTGGGCCGCCTACTCGCTCGTCACCCAACAGTGGGGGTTCCTAGTCGGCGTAGTGCTCTACACCGTCGTCTACTCGAAGAACGCATACGCCTGGACTCGTGACCGCGAACGTAAGACGGAGGCATCGTGAGCGATCTACGGGAAGTGCACGACGCAGTGCGCACCAACCTCCAGCGTCGCCGCGAACTATCCCGCATGACCCGGGGCGAGCTCATCGACTACATCGTGAACGTCGAAGACAACCTCGCCGCCCTCGCCACACGCATCGAACATGCCTACGGGGAGATGTGATGCCCGGGTACGAGTGCGAGGGATGTCAACAGATATATCCCTCCTACCGGGCCATGATGCTCTCCGAAGAAGCAGACTATGCCGACGCGGTAGCCGCCCGGAAGAACCACGTCAGTCCCCGCATCATGCGACCTGTCGCCCAGTGGGACGACGACTGACATGCGCGTATGCAACGTCCCTGGATGTCCAACACTCTTCAACGGCCCAGGCGGACGCTGCCCCACCCATGCCCAGGCGGCACGGGCTAAGCGGGTAGATAACAAGCCCTACTCCACCAAGGCGCACCAAGACTTCCGAACCTCAGTGCTGAGGCGTGACCGGATCTGTGTCATCCCCGGATGCAGCAAGCGATCCACCGTCGCCGACCACTACCCACGAACACGACGCGAACTCGTCGCACTCAACGCAGATCCCAACGACCCCCAGTACGGTCGCGGACTCTGCACTCACCACCACAACACCCACACGGCACGAACCTCACCCGGAGGATGGCACGCGCAACGCTGAGCCGCCTCAACGGGTGGGGGGAACCCTCTCGAGGCACACCTGCTCAAGGTCGCCTGGGATGGCAAAAAAGCTGCGTACGGGTTTGGAGGTCATTTCGCGGGCTCCGAGCGCAATGCTCGGCGTCTCTCTGCTGATGAAGCGCAAGGCTTCAGAAAGTGGGCTGCCATGCCTGGTCCTGCACCTAAAGATCCTGCTTCTCGTCGCCGCCGGAATGCTGCGGTAGGGAAGACTGTTCTGCCGGCTGGTGGTCGGGTCGGTGATGTTCCTGAATGGCCTATCGCCGAGGTGGATGAGCCATCGGTGTGGAAGAGCCTCTGGCGGCTTCCTCAGGCTGCGGCATGGGAACGCGATCACATGCACATGGTGCTTGCCGACTACGCGATCCTTCGCGCTCGGCTGTACGGCGAGGATGCCCCTTCTGCGTCACTGCTTGCGGAGAAGCGGAACCAGGAGACGGTTCTTGGCCTGAACCCGAAGGCGATGCGTTCCCTGCTGTGGGAGGTTGCGACGTCGGATGAGGTGGCCGAGAAGCGCACTACGACTCCGGCTGTCTCTCGGACTGCTTCAAAGCGGGCCGAACTCAAGATTGTCGGCTGATGCCCTGGCGTGGCCCGCAATACGAGGGTGAGTTTCCCTCGCTTGGATGGGCTGTCGCTGAGTGGATCGAAGAGCATTGCGTGGTTCCCGATCGCGAGGATGCGGGAGAGGCGTTCGTCCTGTCGGATGAGCAGCTTCGATTCCTGGTTCATCACTATCGGTTGAAGCCGGGTGCGACTGAGGCCCGTTGGCAGACGGCATGGGCGCATACCCGGTCACTGCTGGTGAAGCCGCAGAAGTGGGGCAAGGCTCCGATCACGTCGGCGATGATCTGCGCCGAGGCTGTCGGAGACGTCCTCTTTGCTGGGTGGGATGCTAACGGCGAGCCGGTTGCTCGAGCGTGGCCTACTCCGATCATTCAGGTGACGGCGTACAGCGAGGATCAGACGGACAACATCTGGAAGGTGTTGCTCCCGATGATCCAGATGGGTCCGCTCGCGGACATCATCCCCGACACGGGCGAGACGCGGATCAACCTTCCCGGTCAGGGTTGGGTGGAGCCCGTCACGTCGAAGGCTCTATCTCGCCTGGGTGCGCGCATCACGTTCGCACCTCAGGATGAGGTGGGCACATGGGTGTCACCGAACATGCGTTATCTGGCGGACACTCAGTACCGCGGCCTGTCGGGCACGGGCGGTCGGGCGATGCTCACGACGAACGCGTGGGATCTCGCTGAGAACAGTGTGGCGCAGCAGATCGCGGAGGGTGGCGAGGCGACGGACTACGTCGACCACGTCCAGGCGCCGGAGACACTGTCGTACACGAACAAGCGCGACCGTCACAAGATCCACGAGATCGTCTATGGTGACTCGGCGCTGAAGGTGAACCGCAAGGGGCTTCGAGTCTCCGGGTGGGTCGATCTGGAACGTATCGAGATCGACGCCGGCAAACTCGTCCAGAAGGATCCCAATCAGGCGGCTCGCTTCTACGGCAACCGCCCATCGATGGGATCTGGCCAGTGGATGCCTGATGGTGCGTGGCGGACGAAGCTCGAGGTACGCGACCGCCCCAAGTCTGTTCCTGTGTGTGCTGGCTTCGACGGGTCCGACAAGGACGACTGGACGGGCATCAGGCTTGAAACCCTTGACCGCCACCAGTTCACTCCCGTTTATCACAACGACGAGAGGCGGACGATCTGGAACCCGGCCATTTGGCCTGGTCATCAGATACCGCGCTCTGAGGTGATGGCCGCGTGGGATGACATCTTCGCCAACTACGACGTCGTCCGCGCCTATCTTGACCCTCCCTTGTGGGGGTCTGAGATCGCTCACCTTCAGGGCAAGTACGGCGACAAGGTCGTGATCGAGTGGCCAACGTACCGCCTGAACCCGATGCATGCGGCGCTCGAGTCTTTCAAGATCGATGTCACGAATCCGGACTCGGATTTCACGCACGACGACTGCAAGTTCACGGAGCAACACATCCGCAACGCTGTCGAACGCGCGCGGGGGGTTGCTACTGACCCGAACGGGTTGCGTAGGCAGACGTACATCCTCGGCAAGGCGAACGGCACCACTCAGAAGATCGACCTCGCGATGTCGTCGGTACTCGCCCATGAAGCGGTCAGTGACGCGATCGCGGCAGGTGACCTGGGTAAACGCAAGCAGCCCGAGATATCAACCACCTTCTATGGATTCACATGACGGGAGCGCCTGCATGGACGTAAACGTCGCAATGGACCGCCTGCTGCGCGGGGAGCGTGCCCTCAAAGAGAAGTCGCGCACCCTTGCGAAGCGGGAGCGGTACGCACGCGGAGACCATGATCTCCCGTATGCCCCGGAGGGCATCAACGAGGAGTATGACGACCTCCGCAAGCAGGCTCCAGCGAACTACATTGGCATCGCGATGACCGCACCCGTGCAACGACTGCGTGCTGACGGCATCCGCACCGGCCTGGGTGATGAGGCTGATAAGCGCGTCTGGAAGGCGTGGCAGTCGAACAAGATGGATCAGCGTCAGGATCTTGCGTATGCGTCGATGCTGAAGCATGGTCGGGGCCTTGTTTCGGTGTGGCCGAACGTGGACGACAAGTCCAAGCCGATCATCCGCCCCGAGTCTCTCGAGCTGGTGCATGTCGAGATGGACCCGGATGATGCGTTCACGCCACTGTGGGCCGTGAAGGTGTACACGGTGCAGGAGTCGTCACCGCTGACGCAGGTCATGTGGCTTCCGAGCTCGGTGATGGCGACAAAGACCATCGGCATCGTCTACGACAAGACATCGATGATGCGGTTCGAGCGCGGCGGCTATTCGGCGTCAGCTGGATGGGAGTACGTCACGGAGGGTACCCATCCGATGCGTCGGGTGCCTTTCGCGCTGTACGACTTCCAGGTTGACGCGATGGGTCAGCCATGGTCGTCCATGGATGCGTTGATCCCTCAGCAGGACGCGATCAACACGATCCGCTTCAACACTCTGCTGGCGATGCAGTTCTCCGCCTTCCGGCAACGTGTTGTGACGGGCTTCGACCCGCGCGCAACCGATAAGGACGGCAACTTCCTCTACCAGAAGAACGAGGATGGCACTCCGAAGGTTGACGCTCAGGGGCGGGCAATTCCGCTGCTGAACACCCCCGGTCGGGTGGGTGTCGATCGGCTCTTGGCGTTCCCTGGCGGTGACACGAAGGTCTTTGATCTCGCCGAGTCGAACCTCAAGAACTACATCGAAGTGCTTTCGTCCTTCCTGGTGCAGTTCTTCTCCACGGCGCAGATCCCGCCCCAGTACCTGCTGTCACAGATGGCTAACCTCTCGGGTGATGCACTGGCCGGCGCTGAGTCCACGCTGGCGTCGCTGGTGAAGGAGCTGCAGTTGGCCGCTGGGGAGGGCAACGAGTCCCTCGCCGAGCTCGCATGGTACGCGATGGGTGAGACCACTGACTTCACACCTGAGGCCGAGACGGTGTGGGCGGACGCGGAAGCGCGTTCCTTCGCTCAGATCGTCGACGCAATCGTGAAGCTCATTTCCACTGGGTTCCCGCGTCGGGGAGCGTTCGAGATGATCCCGGGCGCCACATCGAGCAAGGTCGACCGCTGGTTGGAGATGGCTGAGGACGAAGCGTTCGCGAACCGACTGCAAGCCGCAGCGCGCGCCTTCGAGGACGTTACCCCACCCGAACCGGTGAATGACCAGACGGAGATCACAGATGACGCTCCCACGGTCGGCAGTTAGCCACTACCGGCAACAGCAACTCATCACCGTGTCCACAGCGCAGGAAGTCGATGCGCTGTGGACACAGATGACAGGGGACTTCGACGAATCATGGGCGCGAATCGCTCCCAGCGTGTTCGATGCGACTGCAGCTGGTCAGTACGCAGCCGCAGTGTCAGGCGTTGCCTACGTCGGCACGGTGCTCGCAGAGACGGACGTCCAGGCTCCCGCGGTGGGCCGTGTGAATCCCATGAGGTTCGCGGGCGGCTCGACGGACGGCGGGGCTCTCGACTCGTTGTTGTCAGGCTCGGTAGTCAAGGCGAAGCAGGCGGTGGCGGAAGGCCTCAACCCTGCTCTGGCTCTCACTGCGGCTCGAGGGTGGTTGCAGTCGGTAGTGATGGATGTAGTGCGTGACGCTGACCGGCAAGCGGTCGGTGCGGGCATCACGGTTCGCCCGAAAGTGCAGGGGTGGGTTCGCATGTTGAATCCGCCATCGTGCAAGTTCTGCATCGCGCTGGGCGGTCAGTTCTACCGGTGGAATCAGGGGTTCCAGTCCCATCCCCACTGCGACTGCCGCCACATCCCCTCGCAAGAGTCGGAGGCCGGAGACTTCGCGATCAACCCGCGTGCGTACTTCGGAACGCTGGACGACGAGACCCAGGACCGGATCTTTGGCAAGAACGACGCGCAAGCTATCCGTGACGGCGCCGACATCAACCAGGTCGTGAACATTCGTGGACGTGGATTCGGCAAGCAGCTTCGACGTCAACCCGACCTGATGACCGTCGATCACATCTACGCCCAGGCGAAGAGCCGCGACGAGGCGATCGAACTGCTGCGTATGAACGGCTTCATCTCGCGGTACCCGTAACACCCCGAGTCGCAATGGCTCGGGCAGCCGGCACGCAACGTGCCACGAATCTCGCAAGGAGATCAACATGCCCATTGAAGTTTCCGACGCTGACGCTGAAGCCCTCGGCGTATCCGACAAGGGTGCTCTCGCGACCTACCTCGAGAAGTTCGAGACGGACCGCACCAAGGCTCGCCAGGCGGTCATCGACCAGAAGGACGCCACGTTGCGGACCTTCACTGAGCTCGGCCTCACTCCGGAAGAGATCAAGGCGCTGAAGGACAAGCCCGGCCCGACGTCCGAGAAGGACATCGAGAAGATCATCAATGATCGCGTCAAGGAAGTCGAGACGGCCCAGACCGAACGACTCAACGCGAAGGCTCGAGCTTCCGAGGTTCGGGCGCAGGCTGCAGAGCTCGGGTTCATCAAGCCCGCCCAGGCTCTCGCTCTCCTCGACGCGAAGAAGCTCGCAGACATTCCCGTCAACGATGACGGCGACGCGGACGAAGCGGCCGTCAAGAAGCTCCTCGAAGAGCTCAAGACCGACTCCCCGCACCTCCTCAAGCCCACCGACACCACCGCGCACCACCGTGACGCGGGGATCGGTGCCTCAGGCTCCGGCAACCCGCCGGATGTTCGCCCCGGGGCTGACCGTTTGCGTCAGGCCTACGCGAACCCCACCAAGTAATGACGCTCGCCGTTCTGCGGTCGAGCTAAACCTGAAAGGACACAGCACATGGCTGTTACCCTCGCGCAGGCGGCTCTGCTCTCGCAGAACGACCTTCAGCGCGGTGTCATCGAGACTTTCGTGCAGGAGTCGGCGGTCCTTGACCGCCTGCCCCTCATGGAGATCCAGGGCAACGCGTACGCCTACAACAAGGAAGCGACCCTCCCCGGCGTCGCGTTCCGTTCCGTCAACGAGGCCTACACCGAGTCGACCGGCACCGTGGTGCAGGCGACCGAGTCGCTGGTTATCCTCGGTGGCGACGCGGACGTGGACACGTTCATCCAGCGCACCCGCTCGGACCTGAACGACCAGCGCGCCATCCAGACCCGACTGAAGGTTAAGGCGGCGTCCTACAAGTTCCAGGACGCGTTCTTCAACGGCGATGTCGCGGTTGACCCCAAGGGCTTCGACGGCCTGAAGAAGCGCCTCACCGGCGCTCAGGTCATCGACGCCGGCACGAACGGCCTCCCGATCGTTGGCGCCAGCAACGCGGACATCTTCTCCTTCATGGACAAGCTGGACGAACTCATCGCGGCCGTTCCCGGCATCACCGCCGAGAACGGTGCGATTTACGCGCCCCGCTCTCTCCGCTCGAAGATCATCTCCGCGGGTCGACGCGTCGGTGGCACCGAGATGGTCCGTGAGGATCTGACCGGCAAGCGCATCGCGACATGGAACGGCATCCCGCTGCTGGACGCTGGGGACAGCCTCGCCGGCACCCCGATTCTCGCCAACAACGAGACGCAGGGTTCCTCGAACGTCGCTGGATCGATCTACGCCGTTCGCTTCGGCGAGGACGAGACCGATGGCGCTGTCACCGGTCTGACCAACGGCGGCGTGGACGTCCGTGACCTCGGCGAGGTCGACGACAAGCCGGCCTACCGCACCCGCATCGAGTTCTTCTGTGGTCTCGCGACCTTCGGCGGCAAGTCCGCTGCGCGGCTCCGCGGCGTTCTCAACGGCTGACCCGGAAGGAACCGAACATGGCAGTCACGAAGAAGACCGAAGAGGCCACGATTCTCGACTCGGACGTCACGAAGCCGTCCGTCACCGCTCCTGGTGACGGACCGGCTGACACGACGGACCCGACTGAGATCGCCGTCTCCGTCACTCCTCAGCCTGGCGCTGAGGCTATCGCAGTCGGCACCGTCAACGCGGTGAAGCCGGTCAAGCGAACCGCCGCCAAGCGCGACGCCTCGAGTGACCGGACGGAGAAGTACGAAGCGGTGAAGCCTGACGGCACGAAGGTGACCGTCACACGCAACATCGAGACCGGCGAAACCTCGGTCGAGTAGTAGGAAGGGGACGCTCGTGGAGAATCCAGCAACTCTAGAAGATGTTCGAAACTCCATCGAGCGTCCCCTCACCTCTGACGAAGAGCGGGTCATCCCCTCTTGGCTGGACAAGGCGTGGCGTGAGCTGAACCGAGTGGTTCCGGCCATTTCGGTGCGGAATGCGCTGCCGACCACAGAGCCCACGTATCTTGCCTCCGAGGATGTCATTGATGTCCTCGTGGCGATGGTGGAGCGCAAGGTTCGTCACCCGGATGGGGTCGCCCAGTGGAACGGTGACGACTACGGCGAGAAGGTTGACGCATCTATGGCGTCAGGGCGTATCTACGTCACTGACGAAGAGCGCGCCTCTCTCATGCCTGCCGCGCCTTCCTATGGGGGCGGCATCTATTCGATCCCGCTGACGGCACGCTGATGTTGTCCCCTTCGCAGCGGGCAAAGGCTCGCTACAAGCTCGAACAGCGTATGACGGAGACGGTGCAGGCTGGCCCCTACAAGCCCGGTACTGATCCTGTGACCGGTGACGCAACGAACGTCCTCGCCTCCACCACCTACGCCGGCAGAGGACGGATCAAGTACGAGACGACGATGGTGTCCGATTCGGATGCGCCGTCGCAAACGGTGGCTTCTCAGCGACTGGTTCTGAGCATCCCCACCGGCTCGCCGCGCCTACACGACGGAGATGGCGTCACCGTGAGCGCGTCGGAGTCCGATGATCTTCTGGTGGGTCGGTTCTACACGGTTGAGGGCTCTCCCGAGTCGGGGCAGACGACATCGCATCGTTACCCGTTGAGGGAGCTGTCGTGAGCGATGACTTCTCGGATCTGTACGAGCTCGCCCGAGATTTGACCGACGTTCCCGCGGAGGCGAATAAGCGGATCAAGCAGGCGGTCGAGTACACGGCGCGCGGGATCAAGGATGACTGGCAGCAGGGCGCTGCAGCATCCGGACTCGAAAACTATTCACGCTCTATCGACTACGACATGAAGTACCCGGGGAACGCCATCGAGGCTGAGATCGGCCCGAACCTTGGCAAACGTCAAGGACGGTTTGGTTTCGTCGAGGAGGGTGGCGGTGGCGTTCAGTCTGCACCGCAGCATGCCGGCCGCGATGCTCTTGAGGCGAATGAGCCCGACCTGGACCGCGGTCTGGAGATAGCGATCACGAACGCCCTGATCGACAAGATTGGCGGCTGACGATGCTGGCTCATTTCCTCGCGTTCAAGGCGCTCCTGGTTGCCGTGTCGGTTCTCGCGAACAAGGTCTTCTCGAACGTGAGGGTGACGAACGGTCAACCCGTGCGGGCGAACTACGTGGTCTTGTTCCCGGATGGCCCAGCCGACCTGGATGACAACCGGTTGACGGCGCTACAGCGGGTCGATTCGCGCGCGCGTTACCGGTATGACGTTCGGGTCGTTGCTGTGGATGCTGACGGGCTTCTGATGCTCGCCGACGCGGTGATGTCACTGATCGGGAAGATCCCGAACGTCACGGGTCGCAAGTGTGACCCGGTGTCGCTTGTTCCAGGGGTTGAGGAGGGAAAGGGCCGGTTCGATCCGGTCACTGACCTCCACTACCTCGACCTGTCATTCGAATTCGTTTCAAGGAGGGCCGCCTGATGGCTGCTGAACGAGAAGTGCGAGTCAAGCTCATCGCGGACGTGGATGACTACGAACCGGCGATGAAGCGCGCAGCGAAGCATGCGCGGAAGCTGCGCAAGGCGCTGCGAGACCTCGAGACCATCGAGATCAACATCCGGGTGGTGCGTGACCATGGCTGACTTCGTCCGCGTGCGCAGCGCTGTCCATGGTGGGCCACTGCATGAGGTGGATGTTCCCCTGACGTGGGTTGAACGTCACCCAGACCGATATGAGGTCATCGATTCGGAGCCGGTTGCTACACAGCGACCGGCTTCTCACTTTCCCGGCACGGTGCCGGTGAAGAGTTCCGCACGTCCCAAGCGTGCGAAGTCTGCGAAGAAGCAGACGACCAGTCCTGGTGAGGATTCGAACGCCCCCTCCGAGGGGCTTACCCCTGAGGAGAACTAATGGCAACCGAGGAAGTGCAGGAGTCTTTCGGCTACGACGGGATGGGCGTGGTGATCTACTGCGAGACGCTCGCCAACCCGGCGGCGCCGACCGCAGCGGAGATCGCCGCTGGAACCCGGATCACGTACGGGCTCTACGGCCCGACCGGGTACGCGCTCGAGACGACCATCAACGAGCGCACCTCGACGCGGTACACGCTCGAGCAGGAGCTCTCGTCTGAGGGCACGAAGAAGTACAAGCTCACGCTGCTGTACGTCTACAACCGTGAGACCCCGACCGAGGTCGAGACGATCCTCGGCACGAAGGGTGTCTCCGGGTACATCGTCCACGCGCTCGGCTACGAGTCCGGTCACGTGTTTGCAGCGGGCGACAAGATCAACGACGTGGTGCCGATCCGCACGGCGACGTCGGTCGATGTGCCGGCGACCGCGAACACGGACGCGCACAAGCAGACCATGCCGTCGATCACGGGTCGCGTCGAGCAGGAAGTCGCTGTCGTCGCGTAGCCCCAAGCTCCGGGGGTGGGGTTTCCCTCACCAGGCTCCACCCCCGGTCATCTCTCTTCTGGTGAGGATGGTGAGGAGTAGGTCTCATGGATGTCGCAACTGAGCGCCCAGTGAAGGCGCAGCTGACCACGGCTCGGCTGCTGTTGGCGCAGTTCATCGCGCAGCTCGACGAGTACGCGGCGATGAACCGCGAAGCACGTCGCACGCCACGCGGACGGGATCTGTCTGCTCGTCTCAGTGGCCTCGAGGAAGGCCGCGCGAAGTGGTCCAGGACGGTCGCTGAACTCGAAGCTCGCCTTGCAACGGAGGTCTCTGAATGATCGATATCGACGCGGGGATCGCGAAAGCACGCGCGCGAGCCGAGAAGCGCGAGACGGTCGTGCAGCCGGTGATCTTCAATGACGCGCAGATCGGCGTGAAGTTGACCGCGATGTCTGATGACGACTGGCGCGCCTACACACTGTTGCACCCTCCGCGCGAGGCCGTCCGCCTGGACCTGAACGCGGCCACCAACCTTGACTCCGCTGTCCGCGAGTACCAGGGCGTCATCCTGGTCGACGGCGACGAAACTGACGACCTCCTCGCGAAGAATGAGGAGGGCGAGACTGTCTACCGATGGCCCGAGGTGTACGACACACTCTCCCGCCAGGACCGCGAGAACCTCGCCTTCGCTCTGTGGATGATCCACGATTCCTGGTACCAGGAGGCGTTGAAGACGGCGGGAAAAGCGCGGACGGGCTTGCCGCAGAGCTAGCCCAACTCGCCCTGGAGCTCGGCGTGACAGTGCGGGAGTTGCAAGGTCACGCCACCGAGACGCGCACCTACAGCCCGGACGGGGCGCTGCTGTCTGTGTCTTTCGCCGAGGCGCGGTTCACGCCCTCCGAGGTGGGGGCTCTTCTTGCCGCTCGGCGAGCAGCCAATGAGCCACGCAGCAGCACCGGCTGGAAGATGTCCGAGGCGACGGACAAGAACAACATGGGCCGCTTCAAGTTGAGCGAACCCGTCACCGACTTCGCGCTGAAGGCGCGCGTCGAGGGGATGGAAGCCGCCGAGAAGAAGTACGGCGAGAAGATGCTGCGCTATCTCAGCTTCCGAGTCGAACTCGACGACTAGTTCTTGCCGACGAGTTCCTTGTAGGACCGTCCGACTGAGGCCGACAGCGCCCAGAGGATTCCTGCCGCGATCAGAAACACGAATCCGCCCATCGGGGCGAAGAAGAAGAAGACGACTGCGACAGGGATGCACAGAAGTGCGAGCGCGCCAAAGAGGACGTACACCGCGAAGGTGAACCGCGCGCCACCGAGTTTTGTGCTCATTCCCTGATGGTAGCGGTTCGTCGCGAGCCACGGGGGTGTTTCGTATGGCCGATCGCGTCGTCAAGGTTCGGTTGCTTGCCGAGGTTGCGGATTTCAAGCGCGGCATGGAAGAGGCAGCCAGCGAGACCCGCAAGGTCGGGACCGCCTCCGAGCAGCTTGCGCAGAAGCGTGAGGCGTTCAATCAGCTAGGCACGGTCGCCCTTGGCGTCGGCACGGCGATGACGGCAATGACGGCACTCTCCATCAAGGCCGCGATCGGCTGGGAGTCCGCCTGGGCTGGCGTGACGAAGACGGTGGAGGGCACGCCGGCACAGCTGGCCGCGGTAGAGGATGGGCTTCGCGGGCTGACCTCTGTGCTTCCTGCTTCGCACGACGAGATCGCCGCGGTTGCCGAAGCTGCTGGACAGCTCGGCATCAAGACTGAGAACGTCGTCGCCTTCACGCGGACGATGATCGACCTCGGCGAGACGACCAACCTGTCAGCGAATGACGCGGCCACTTCGCTCGCCAGGTTCATGAACATCATGGGCACGGCGCAGGGTGACGTCGACAAGCTCGGTTCGGCCATTGTCGGTCTGGGCAACAACTACGCCACCACTGAGGCCGAGATCATGGAAATGGCCATGCGTCTCGCGGGTGCCGGCAAGCAGGTTGGGCTTAGTGAGGGTCAGGTTCTTGGGCTCTCCACCGCGCTCTCTTCTGTAGGTATCGAGGCTGAGGCTGGCGGATCCGCCATGTCCAAGGTGATGATCGACATTGCCGCCTCCGTGGAAGAGGGAGGCTCACGCCTCGAGCTGTTCGCCAAGACAGCAGGAACGTCGGCGGATGAGTTCGCCGCGAAGTGGAAATCTGACCCGGCTGCAGCCTTGTCGCTGTTCGTGAAGGGTCTGTCGGACGCAGAGTCACAGGGTTCATCGACTCTCGGTGTCCTGTCGGAGCTCGGCATCACCGAGGTCAGGATGCGTGACGCACTCCTGCGCTCTGCCTCGGCAGCGGACATGTTCGCCGGCGCGATGGGTATGGGCAACAGCGAGTTCGAGAAGAACAACGCGCTGCTCACTGAGGCGGAGAAGCGGTACAACACCGTCGAATCGCAGATGCAGATCGCGGGGAACGCAGTCAACGACGCGGCGATCTCATTCGGCTCGGTGTTCCTGCCTGCGGTCGCGGAAGCAGCGGGCGGGCTGAAGGAGTTCGCGAGCTTCCTCGCAGACATCCCCGAGCCCGTTCAGGGCATCATCGGTGTGCTCACCGGGGTTGTCGGCGTCACGGCCCTCGTCGGGGGCGCGGCCCTGGTTGCGATCCCGAAGGTTGTGGCATTCAAGGTCGCGATGCAGTCCCTTCCAAGTGTCACGAGCGCCGTGCGCTCTGGCTTGGGCGGCCTCTCCTCGTTCCTGGGCGGCCCGTGGGGCGTTGCGCTCTTCGCGGCTACGGCGGCCGTCGCACTGTTCAACAAGCAGATCGAGGATGGCGTGCCTGCTCAGGCGGATATCCTCAACGCGATCAAGACGTCTGCCAGCGCGGCAGAGAGCCTGAACGCAGCCTTTGAGCGAGGATCGCTCGAGACTTTCATGTCTGGGGACTACGCCGAAGAACTGAAGGATCTTCCTGGGCTGCTCGACCACGCGATCGATGCTCAGAAGAACTGGGCGGATGCACTTTCCACCACCGTTTCTCAGCGTGGCGCCTACGACTCGCTCAAGCGCTACGGCGGAGCTCTCTCGGAGATGGCCTCGAGCGATCTCCCCAAGGCGCAGCTCGCTTTCCGCGCGCTGCGGGATGAGAACAAGCTCACCGCCGAGCAGACACGACAGCTACTCAATGAGATGCCCGCGTATCGTGACGAGATTCTGAAGCTGGCGGCAGGGCAAGGCATCGCTGCGGACAGCACGGAGTTCCTGCAGCTCGCGATGGGCGAGCTTCCGGGGTCTACTGCTGAGGCTGAGGCCGCGCTTGCAGAGATGAAGACAGAGGCGACAGAGGCGGACGAGGCTCTTCGCGGCACCGCTACCGCGTTGACTGATGTTGGCGATGCGGCGATGTCGATGGGGGACGCGAGCGATCGCGCTCTGTCGTCGCTGAACTCGCTTGCCAAGGCAGCCGAAGAGGAGGGGGCGGTCCTCGACGGGACCAACGACGCCTCGATCCGTCTGCGTGATGCCATGCGTGAGGTGGAGCAGTCGCACCTCGATTCCGCTACGGCGATCATCAACAACGGGGGGACTCTCGCAGCGGCCACGGAGGAGTGGGAGAAGGGCCGGCAGAAGGTCATCGAGATGCGTGTCGCGAAGGGCGAGGATATCGCCACCGCGACCGCGTGGGCTGACAAGAACCTCGGCTCGGCCTCACAGGTCACGTCGGCGCTCGGAAGCGTCTACCAGGCGTGGCTGAATCTCCCGGAGAACCGTGAGACGAAGTACCGAGTCGAAGCCGAACAGGCCGCTGCGAAGCTGGCTGAGGTGAAGGCCCGCCTCGACGCAATTCCCGGGTACAAGCGGATCACTCTCGAGTCGTTCTCGGTCGGCAAGTTCGACGTGACCCCGAACGCCACTGGCGGGTACTACCAGGGTGGCGTGAAGAAGTTCGCGGCGGGTGACTTCCTGCCTGGGATCTACCCGGCGACTCCTGGTGGCATCGAGCACCGCGTCATGGCTGAAGCCGGCCATGACGAGATGTACGGGACAACTGATCCGAAGTACAGGGACCGCACGCACGGGATCTGGCAGACCTTCGGAGATCGAATGGGCTTCACCCAGTCGCAGCGTCCGTCTTCTTCTGCCCCCATTCAGGTGTCTCTTGCTGGGGCCGAGTTCACGTTGTTGGTCGACGGGAATCCGGTTCGGGCGATCGTCCAAGAGCAGATTGTTGCGAAGGCCAAGACGGATGCTGTTGCGTACAGCGGAGGGCAGGTGTCGGCATGACGGTTGTTCTCACTCCTCTGTCGGATATGGCCCCGGTGCCTCGTGTCGAGATGGTGATCGAGTCGGCTGATGTGCCCGCGGGTACCAACCTGGTAACCCTGTGGCGTATCGCTGATGGGCGTGAGATCAAGGTGCGCGGCGGGGTCGACCGTGCGTTCGCGGGCGGGCATCCTCTGGAGGTTCGGCGGAACGTTGACGTTGACCCTGCTGGCACCTCGACCTCAGCCCATTCGGCGTCGCAATCGGGTGCCGGTTCGCCGACGTTCACGGCCACCTCAACCCTGGGGATGAACGTTGGCGGAATGGGTATCGACACGTTCGTGCGTGTCGAGGCGACAGCCGCATCGACCTACCTGGATGTGCGCGGAACGGCGACGAACAACGTCCTGAAGACCCCGTTGGGGCCGGACATCGCGGCGTCGGCGTGGGTGCGCCCGTCGTCCATCTCGGATCCCATCGGACGGGTCTACATCCAGCAGTACAACTCCTCGAACGTCCTCCTGGGCACCTCGGATGTTGCGACTGGTTCCATCGGTAGCGGGTGGAACCGTGTGGGCTTCTCTGTCCCGCGGCTTGCCGGCGCAGTGCGCGCAGTGCCGATCTTCCGCATCACGGGCACAGTCCCCGTGGGTGCACGGCTGGACGTCACAGGGTTCCTCACCGAGTCGGCCAACAGTGTCGGTCGGTGGTTCTCCGGTTCGTCCACGCCCTACCTGGGGTACGCGCCGTCATGGTTGGGTGCGGTGAACGCGAGCGCTTCGATCGAGTCGGCGGGTACGGGCTCACTGTCCCTGATCGACTATGAGCCGCCCCTTCGAGGGTCGTTCTCTTACGAGGCGGAATGCTGGGCGGGTAGCGCCCCGTTGGGGCGCGTCGCGATCGGGTCGTCGACGATCGGTTGGACTGGTGGGACTGTCATCCAGCAACCGCTGGATCCGTCCCTGGCGGTCGAGGTTCAGCTGAACTGGGGCACGGCGCCAGAGCTCACGCGAGCAACGCCGGGTGGTCTGGTCTTCTCCTCGGGGGAGGCAACACCCGACTATGTGGGCTTCGGTCCCCGTCGCTCGCTGCAGGGAGTGCCTGTGGTGTTCGAGGTCGCGGATGCTGATCTCGAGACGCTGCACGCAACGTTGGGCACGTACGAGACGCCGCAGTTGCCGATCTGGTTGATCCGATCTACGGCGGGGCGTTGGCCTTCCGTGTTCTTCTGCCACGTGCCGTTCCTTTCGGAAGTCGACAGGTCAGGCTACGGCGGCGATGTTCTGGGATTCACGACCACGGTCGATGAAGTGAACCCTCCTGCGCCGGCGCTCGTGATCGCGACGCTGTCCTACGCCGACCTCGACGCAGGCTATGCGTCGTACACGGCTCGAGATGCCGCCTACGCGTCGTATGACGCGCAGGATCGCGATTACTCCCTAGCGGGGCTTGCTGGGTGAAACGGGGGTGCGGGATGCGTGATGTTTCAGCCCGCACCCTCGAACTGATCCGCAGCGGTGGTTTCTCGCGCGTCTGGGTCGCCGACCTGATGTACGACGGTCAGCGTCGGCTGGCGAACCTGGACATCTCTGACGTGGACCTGTCTTGGGACGGGAACCAGTTCGTCGCGGGGTCCGGGTCGTGCACGGTGGTGTGGGCGGATGACCATGCGACGTCGATGATCCCGAAACAGGTGGGGGATTGGTTCTCGCCCTTCGGGTCCGAGCTCCAGATCGACTGTCTGGTGGGTGCGGGGGAGTTCACGGAACGCATCGCGATGGGTCGGTTCGTCATCGATTCCGTGCCAACGTCGGTCGAGTCACAGATGCCGTGGACGGGCCGGGTCATCCACCCTGGTGAGTCGTTCGAGCTGAACCTCAAGGACGGTCTGCAGCGCGTCATCCGTGACCGGTTCGCGGTGCCCACCCAGTCGGCGTCGACGTCGGTGTGGGGTGAGATTCAAGCGATCACGGGTCTGCCGCTTGTGCGCAACGTCGCGGATGCGACGATCGCGACCCCGGTCGCACACGACGAGCAGAAGGATGCTGCGGTGTCGAAGCTGTTCGACAGGCTCGGCGCATGGCCCGCGTTGAACGCCTCCGGTGTACTGACAGCCCGCCCGAAGGCATGGCCCGAACCTGTCGATGACCTGACCGGTTACGTGTCCGCACCGCGCACGCTGACGGCAGAGAAGACGTGCAACCGGGTTGTCGTGAAGGGCAAGAGCCCGACAGGGGAGCCGGTCTATGGTGTCGCCAGCGTGACGGATGGCTTCCTGCGGGTCGGGAACGCTGACGGTTCCGCATCACCCTTCGGTGTCGCCACCTACACGTACTCGTCGGATCTCCTCACCACGACGAAGCAGTGCTACGACTACGCGGCCGAACTGCTTCCGCGCGTATCGCGTGTGCGTGGGGTCACCAGGGAAGTCACGGAGCGCTTCAACCCGTTGCGCGAGGTCGGTGACGTGTTGCGCTTCGAAGGGTCGCGTGTCCGGGTGCTGAAGGTGTCTCACAGTGATGAGGCCACGCGGCTCACTGTGGAGGTGGCGGATGAATGACACCGACCGCCTCCTGGACCTGATCGCGAAGAAGTCGAAGGTCATCACCCGCGTGGGAACCTTCGCGGGCATCTCGGCCGGTCAAGCGCTCATCGACATCGACCAGTCCCGATTCCCTGCCGCGTTCCTCACTGCCTACGTGCCATCTGTGAACGAACCCGTCCACGTGTGGTCGGTCGACGGTTCCTGGTTCCTGCTCGGCCCCACGACGGGCCGGCCGGGAGTCGGGGTCGTGACGACGGTCGGTTCCGGGGTTGTGAACGTGACGACCGACTTCGGCGAGTTCTCGATGCCTTCGGTCGGCACGGCTCCCACCTCGGGGCAGACGGTCGGGATCTCGTGGCCCGGTCCGGTGTGCCTTGGTGCGCTGTCGGTTCAACCGGCGTCCCCGACGCCTCCTCCCACCCCTGGCGGGGGTGGGGCAACGGTGAAGGAAGCGACGTTCCGTGCCATCGACGCCGGCTCCACCGACAGGGGAGCGACGCGATGGTGGACGGCGCAGCCGTGGGCGTCGAACTCGACCTACGGGGCATGGTTCTACGGCACGCAGATCAAGGACACGATCCCTGCCGGTTCTCAGCTCGTGTCGATGGAGATGTTCATCAACCGGGTTCAGGACCAAGGCTCCTCGCCGAACTTCGCGCTCCACACCTCACCGGGGAAGGCGGGCGTTCCCGCGATGGGGAACCTGTTCCCCTGGGATCCGCCGAACGGGTGGAACCCGGTACCGAACAATGCATGGTTCGCCGCGCTCATCGCAGGCGGCTCCTTCTACGGTGTCGGCCTCAATCAGGGCGGGTACTCGAAGTTCGCCTCTCTCGCTCAAGACGGCCTCTCTGGCGCGCTGCGCATCAAGTGGCGTTGAGCCTCCCTTCCGACGACTCTCGCGTGAGCTCAGCCGCGCGCCAACAGAAACGAGGTAGCTCATGGCCTACACTCTTGACACCTACGGCAAGCCGATCTACTCCGCGACCCCCACCCAGACCGTGGTCGACCTGCAGGCGAACGCCGACTTCGCGGCGTCGTTCGCCAACGTGCGGGTTGGCATGAGCACGGAGCGTCAGGTTCTGCCCGCCGCGAAGCACCGCAACGGCATGTTGTGGGTGGAGACGGACACCGGCCGCATCTACCGGTCGAAGGACGCCGCCTGGGTGCTCGCAGCGCCCGGAACCGACTGGGTGACTCTGACTCCCGCATCCGGGTGGGCGGTCAGCAGCGGGGCAATCCGCTACCGGCTCACACCGGGCGGTGCGGAGATCTCCGCGTTCGAGGTCACCCGCACAGGATCCAACCTCGCTGTGAACGCGGGCGCCGCGGTCGTCGTGGGTGTCCTCCCTGCAGGTGTACGCCCACCCGGCAACGCACCACTGGGCTCCGGAACGATCGGTGTCGGTGGCAACCTCGGCGCGTCCCGCTGGTACGTCGGCTCTGACGGAAGCATCTTCTTCCAGTCGATGGTCGTCAACGGCACCATGACGACTGCTGGCGGTGTCGCCAACCATGCCTTCTTCGGCACGGGCCGATTCGAGTTCTAGGAGTCGACATGGGCGGCACATTCAGCAAGACCGACATCGGTCACGGCCGTGGGTGGCTCGAGGTCGAAGCCGCGAAGAGTCAGGCACGGATCGACCGAGCGCTTGGGCATCCACAGCAGATCACCGAAGCCGGTCGGTCGTGGGAGCAGCAGAACGCGCACTGGCTCACGTTCCAGAAGTACGGGAAACCGATCGCGCTGCACCCGGATACCCCAAGCGTGCACCAGAAGGGGCGCGCGAAGGACACCGACGAACGCGACGTCGCCCTGATGAACGACCACGGGTGGTTCCAGACCGTCTACCGGACCGTCAACGGTCGCCGCACGCTCGTCGAGCCCTGGCACTTCGAGTACTTCCCTGAGCGCGACAACCACCGCAACGACCCGGCTGGCGGCGCCACGACCGCACCGGCCATCACGACCCTGGAGGATCCCGCCATGCGCACTATCCGCTGGAACCAGAAGCACGTCTTCACGCTGGGGGAGGAGAAGGTGTCGCATCAGGACGTCCCCGTGGACGCGATCAACGCTGCGATCATCCACAACCCGGATCGGAAGTACCTCGAGCTCGATGACGCCGGCCTCACGACTGCGCTGAAGACCTTCGGTGTGCCGTGGTCTGCGGTCGACGCGTGCATGCGCGGCCTCGCGTACGACATCACGGGCGCGGTCGGTGGGCGGTACTGGTCGCGGGCGGTCGAGCAGAAAATCGATACGTCGCGCCTCGCGCAGAGCCTCGACGACCTGCGCCGCACGGCCACGGATGTCCCCGGCGTCGCCTGATGCCGGACCTGGGAGCGATCGGGGGGTGGGTTGTCGCGGTTCTGAGCGTGCTCATCACCGCGATCGTGTCCCTGTTCCCGAAGAAGGGAACGATCGAGAACACCCGCATCGACCAGCTGCAGGAAGACCTCAAGGCCGAACGCGAGGAGCGGAAAGCGCTCGCGCTCGAGGTGAGGGGTATCCGCACCGAGCAGGACCGGCTTGCTCGGCGCGACCTCGCATGGATCCTGCACTACGACCTCGTGAAGCAGGGTGTTGAGGCGGGCACGATCCCTCCTTGGCCTGACCTGCCGGAAATCCTTGGAGGGCCACATGGCTAATCCCGACGACCTGCTGAAAGCCGCACACCGCGACATGCGACGACTGTTCTTCGCGTTCATGACGATCCTGCTCGTCCTCGCGAGTGGTCTCGGAGGCGGCTGGCTCAGCGCATGGGCGGGGCGCGAGGCGTGGCATGAACAGGCCATGACCTGGCAGGACCGATACGTCGAACTCTACGAAGAGTTCACCGCCGCGACGGGGGAGGAGCCCGATGCCCCCGACCCTGAGGTGGTCGCGAAGGAAGGCCCACAGGGTGAGCCGGGACAGCAGGGCGCACCAGGCCCGGTCGGACCAGCAGGCACCGCAGGACTCGACGGAGACGACGGCCTCACCGGAACACCAGGTGCAACAGGCGCGAAGGGCGAACCTGGCACGGTCGGGCAGCCAGGCGGTCAAGGCCCAGCCGGTCCTCCCGGATCACAGGGCGACCCCGGCGCCACGGGAGCCCCAGGTCCGGCCGGGCCTGCAGGCGCTATAGGTCCGGCCGGACCCGCTGGCCCAGTCGGATCGCCGGGCAACGACGGCCGCGGTATCGAGTCGCTGTACTGCGACGACACCACGGGCCGCTGGACCGTCACCTACACCGACTCCACCACCGCAGATGCGGGTGCGTGCAGAACACCACTCATCGAAGGAGTAACCCCATGACTGACCCCATCATCCCTGCTGCGACGAAGCTCGCCGCGAAGCGCGGTTTCATCCGCACTGCTACCCAGTCGCTCGCATCGGTGATCCCGATCGCAGCGATCGCGATCCCCACGACTGGTGACGCGCTTCTCGGCATCAGTCTCGCGGCGGCCGGTGCGGTCGCCACAGCGGTTCTCGCTGGCGCCGCGTCTGCGCTCTCGATCGTGTCGAACGGGATCCCGAAGGACTACGCCGACGTGACACTGGTGCGCCAGGCCGTGCTGGACGCGCCCGAAGCTGAAGCCTCCGTCGAGATGGCCGTGCAGCGTGTCACGCTCCGCCGCGACCGGAAGCGAGGCTGACCATGGCGTTCACGAACGACACGAAGGAAGCGGCCGCTCTCGCTGTCACCGCACGCGGCAACTGGATCAGCCTGCACACGGCCGACCCGGGCGTCACGGGCGCATCGGAGGCCACCGGGGGCACTCCCGCCTATGCGCGGAAGCAGACCGCATGGGCTGGCGGCGCGGTCGATGGTGTGGTGTCCGGCTCCAGCGTGGCCGTGGATGTCGCCAGCGGCAACTACTCGCACGGGGGCATCTGGACCGCCGCTACCGGTGGCACGTTCGTGGGCGGGTTTGCACTCTCGTCCCCGACCGGAGCGCTTCCCGGTCAGACGGTGGTGAACGTGGTTCCCGCGGTCAACGTCACCTCGGTCGGCTGATCGATCTTTCTGGGCATCGGAGGTAGTCATGGCTGATGCCGCAGTGCTGGGAACCGCCTACACCCGTGTGAACGACTCTCTGAGTCCCGCGGTGAACATCGCTGACGTGCCGGTGGGGGCATGGGTGATCGTGTCGCTCATGTCCGCATCGTCCACGGCGACGTTCACCGCACCTGCCGGGTGGGAGGTGTTGAAGGCTGTCGAGACGACGGGCACGCGCCGCAACCAGATGTGGGGGCGGGTCAAGCAGCTCGGCGACGGCAACACGGCCACGTTCTCCACGTCGGTGCTGAACGCCATGACGTTCGGTGTGGTGTGGGGGACTGGCGACTGGGCGAACCGTGTGGTCGGTGCCTCACGCACCCGATCCACGGTTGGCGCGTCGCCACGCAGCCAGAACATCGCCCCGTCACTTACGGCGCCGGCGAGCTCGGTTATCGTCGCGATCACGCAGGAGGCGACGAGCGCACAGGTCGCCTCCGATGAGATAACTGGCACGTCACCGGCAGGGTGGACGCGGGCGCGGTGGGTGGAGCAGATCCCCAACTACCTCGAGACCATTGGCATCTACCAGAAGCCGATGTCGACGGCGGGTGCATCGGGTGACCTGTCGGTCACCTACTCGTCGTCTCAGGACTCGAACGGGTGGGCGGTGCAGGTCGCCATCCCGAGCACGGCACCTGCAGTCACTCCTCCGGGCTTCTCGTCGGTGTCGCAGATGCTCGCCACGCCGGGAGCGACCTGGGCGCACCGCGGCGGATCGACCAACTGGCCCGAGATGAGCAAGTACGCCTACGAACAGGCCGCGCTGGCTGGATACGGGGCGTTGGAGTTCTCCGCGAATCGCACCAGTGACGGCGTGTGGGTGGGTGTGCACGACGCATCCCTGAACCGGACCTCGCAAACCACGGGTCTCCCGGATATATCGGCGATGACGTGGGCGCAGGTGCAGACCTACCAGAACTCGTTGAACGCGGCTGGGACACCCCGCCCGTACTATCGGCTCGATCAGTTCCTGGACGACTTCACTGGCACGCACGTGGTGATCGTTGACCCGAAGCACGCGATCGGCGCCTACAACACCGAGTTCCTGAACCTGCTCGACGCGCACGGTGGCAACACGAAGATCGTCGTCAAGTTCTACGGTGTCGGCGCGGGCGCGACGGGACTCGCAGATGCAGCCACCGCCCGCGGGTATCAGACGTGGGGGTACTTCTACGACACGGACGTGACGAGTGGTGGACTCGCGGCGGATCAGTCCCACTGGTCGATCCTCGGCATGAACTACGACGCCGCACAGTCAGCGTGGGATGCGGTCCTCTCCTATGGGAAACCCGTGGTCGGGCACATCGCAGCATCGCAGGCGAACTACAACACGGCGATCAGTCGCGGTGCCCGGATGGTGCAGTGCGCCAACGTGGCAGGGATCGCCGCTGTCGGTGCGTCCACACTCACCGGAACGGGAACACTGCAACTCTCCGGAACGGCTACCCGCACTCTGTCCATCACGCGGACAGGAGTGGGAACCCTCGGTCTCGACGGCGCAACCGCCCGCACTGTCTCTGTGGCGCGTGCAGGTACTGGCGAGCTCGCAGTCGCCGGCGCGGCGTCCGCTGGTCTTGAGGTCAACACTCACGGCGCGGGGGAGCTGGGCCTATCCGGCTCGGCAACGACGGTAGTCGAGGTGCAGCGAACCGGGGCAGGTGTCTTGGAGCTCGACGGCGCTGCGTCGGTGTCGGCAGAGATCAGGCGAACGGGCGTCGGGGAACTCACCCTCACCGGGCAGGGCATCATCGACGCCCCGGCCGGTGAGTGGCCTGCACGCCTGACCTTGGAAGCGTCGATCGACGCGCTCAACCTGACGGCCACCGTGCCGGAACTCACATTGGAGGCCACATGGTGAAGCAGGGCGACAAGTTCCCGGTGACGTTCACCGTGAACCACGACATCACCGGGGCGACCGTGCGACTCCTCGTGCGCCACCTGTCCCGTGAGGGTGCATTCGAGGAGCTCGACCACACGGTGACCGACGCGGCGAACGGTGTTGTCACACACACCCTCGACGGGACGTGGGCCGAGGGAAGACACTACCTCGAACTCGAGATCACCCAGGCGGGAGAGACGCGCACGGCGCCGACGAAAGGACAGTGCCTGATCCGCATCGAACCCGACCTCGACCAGCACTGACAGAAGCCCCCACTCGGCCGCAAGCCGCGTGGGGGCTCTTTGTCGTTGGTTCACCGCATCATGGGTGACATGACTTCGTGGCACCCGATCTTCTGGACCGACGAGCCACAGCCCGGCCTGTGGGTAATGAAAGCACCCCACGAGATCGAAAACGGTCGGAAGGGATAGAAATGCCCCCGTCCTCGAGTGGAGCGGGGGCACTCTGAAGAGGCGCCTGTTTATGCGCTCGCGAGCTCGCGCAGTGACGTCGTCGAATCAGTCTTGGAGGCGAAGCCGAGAGGAGTGGGCGGCGCTTCGCCGTCCTCAGCCATATCGGCGAGCACCTCGCAGAGCAGTGTGCGCATGCCCTGAGCGGCCAGGGATCGGTTGTACTCCGATACCCAGCTGAGGGATGGGAATTCTCGAACGATCGCAACGTACTCACCAGTGGTGCGGTCGCGACCGACGAGGATGTCGTAGTCGGTTGCCTTGTAGTTCAT